CAGTTCTTCATCTTCGGACATTGCGTTAAACATAGAGCCGTTACCAGTTCTGAGCCATTCTTCACTTACGTTATGCTGAGTAACTATAGATAGAATCATTCTATCAGATAAGGAATTGATACCGCTTTCTATGCGACTGATAGCAGCTTTTGTAACTCCAACAGTTTCCCCAAAAGCTTCCTGGCTAAGTCCGAGATAATTACGTAACTCTTTTAAACGTTCGTTCAAAATAAATCCCCCTTTCTGTAATTTAATTATACGATAGCATAAAAAGTAAACTTAATCAACAAAAAGATTAAAAATATGTTGACAAGGTAAATCTAGTACACTATAATGTAAATGTAATCAACGATGAACAAAAGACGAAAGGAGCAAGAAATGAAAAAAACAGAATAAAAAGAGCGCTACATAGTCTCATTGACAGAATGGACTACAAGCTGCAAAGAAAAGTATATTTCTATATTTTAGGATTGGAAGGACAGCAGAGCAATGAGCGAAGAACAAATTAAAATTTGGAAACAAGTAGAAGCCAAAGGCTTAGAAAAGCTGGAAAACATTGAGAAAGCAATATTAGCAAAGGAAGGCTTTGAAGAAGCACATAAAGATTATTGCGACTTTATAGAAAAGCTGGCAGAAACTACAGGGCTGACAACCGGGGAACTTGATAGACATTTTACTACACTTTTGGCAGAGAAAAAAGTAAGAAGCGGCGGAAGCTGCTTAGCAGAATGGAAAAGGATATGGAAAAACAAGAAAAACAAGCAATAGAAATATTGCACATGATGTGCGGTAATAACGGGTGCGTAATATCGGATAGTGGCGGAAAGGATAGTAGCGTATTAAAACACATAGCATTAAAGACAAAAAATATGTATGGGTTGGAATACAAGATAAGACATAACCATACGACGGTAGACGCGCCGGAAACGGTGTATTTCATTAGAAAAGAAAAACAAAAATATGAAGCTATGGGAATACCATACGAGATATTTTACCCGGCAGAAACAATGTGGCAGTTGATCGTAAGACATGGAACACCGCCAACGCGAAAAATGAGATATTGCTGTAAAGATTTGAAAGAGAATACCGGGATAGGAGAAAAATTAGTAACCGGAGTAAGAAAAGCGGAAAGCAGGAACAGAAAAGAGAACCAGGGGATAGTTACAATAACGAATCCCCGAAAGGAACTTTTAAGCAAAATAGAAGAAAATGAAAATTTTCGATTAACAGACAAGGGGGGGGTGGTTGTTCTAAATTTAGATAATTCAGAGACAAGGAGAACCGTAGAAAATTGCTACAGGACGCAAAAAACGTTGATAAATCCGCTGATAGAGTGGGACGATGATTTTTTATATTGGTACATAAGAAAAGAGGACATCGAGTTAAATGAACTCTACGGCTGCGGCTGGAATAGGGTAGGCTGTATAGGCTGCCCGTTAGCTGGTAAACACAGGTGGAAGGAATTTGAAAGATACCCCAAATACAGAGATGCATATATAAGAGCGTTCGACAGAATGATTATAGAACGGACAAGAAGAAAATTAAAAGTAATGGATATGTGGAGTACTGGGAAAAAAGTCTTTAAATGGTGGATGGAAGACGAAAATTTAGACGGTCAGTTAGCATTTGACTTGTACGGAAATATTTATGAGGAATATACATAAGCGGCAATAGCCGCAAGTGCCGTTAGCTCAGTTGGTCAGAGCACCCGGCTCATAACCGGGCGGGCGTGGGTTCGAGTCCCACGCGGCGCATTAGTAGCAAGGTTGGCTACCTTGCAGCAGCGACAGCAAGCGAATAGCTTAAGCTGGATACTGTGATAAAAATAGCAGCGGGTACACCAGCTAGAGAGTGTGCGGATGTATAACAGGTTTTTCTACAGCTTTTTTAATGGGAAAAAGCGACTACACAGTAAATAAAGCCGGAACGGAGAAGCACAAAAATGAAAAAGAATCATTCACGCGCGCCACCTGGTAGGGGAAATGCCTAAATCCGTAATGCAGCCTACCGCGGTAGCCAGTCCCAAGCCTGGGAAAATGCAGAGGGCGGATATTACATAGAAAGGCGGGATAGATTGAGGGAAAACAACATAAAACCAGCGGAAGCAGCGGAAATATTGGGCGTTTCGCCGCAATTTATCCGGGTTGCTATGCAAATGGGGCAACTTCCTATAGGAATAGCCATAAAGCTTCCTGGTTCAAGTGAGTACACATATCAGATCAGTGACAATTTATTACAGCAGCGGACTTCTAAGAACGTAGCGGAAGAGATTAAAAGAATCAGAAGCACGAACCAAAGATAAAAGACTGTGGCAGCAGTCGTAAAGCCCTTGTTTATAGGTAAAATCGCGAAAAAGTAACAAAGAAAAGGAGAACGAAGCAGTGAAAAAATGGGTTGTTGAGATTGAGAAGGAAAGCGGGAGAGTAGAAACCAGGTTAGTACCAGCAAGAAACAAATGTACAGCGATAAGCAACTGCAAGAACGAAGGAGACACAGTATTATCATGTGTTCCATATACCGGGCAGAACGTGAAAGTAAGCGGGCAGCGCGACGAAGAAGAGGAACGCGGCTACGGTGGCTATACTTTCGGTTATGGCTTCGGATACGGGGCAAGAAGAAAGGGGCGAAAATATGGCAGCGGCAGTTATGAGCATTGATAAACAGAAGGCAAGAGCAGACGAAGCGCTGGAACTTGTAGGACAGCTTGATACTTCGATGCAGAAAGCCGTTTATATTGCTACTAAAATGTTTCTGGCGGCGAAGGAAACGCCGGAAGAGAAAGGAAAACCGAAGAAATGACACTTAAAAGAGTTGGAAGCTTGAAAAATAAGAAACATAAGCACTGTTTACAGTGCGGGCGTGTGCTGGTAGGGCTTAAGGACAACACCGAACACGAATGTAGCTTTTGTGGGCAGAAGCATTTTGTAGATATCTACGGTACTACCCTGGTACTTACAGCAGCAGAACGCCCGGACTTAAGACACCGAACCGAACCAAAGAACCCGGACGACCCGGAAGTAGTACAAAAGAAGAAAAACCAGGACGAATTTAAAAAGAGCCTGGCTATATTCCGTAGTAAATGGGGAAGGTAAAGACTAAGTGTTAGGACTGAAAATATTTTTAGGTGTAATGATTGCGTTGATGTTATTAGGAATCATCGGGGCAAGAACTAAATGTAGTAAATCTATCGCGGGGGCTATCGCAATATGTTGTATTGTACTGCTTACCGCGATCGTTGCCAAAGAGAACCAGCCGAAAGTAACAGAAGTAGCGCCGGAATCCGGGAAGATTCAGACAGAACAAAACGCCTGGGGAACGATTACCGTTACAGACGATACCGGGGTTACGAGAGAATACCAGGGCTGTATACATATTTCCGGCACGTACCCGTATGAGACTACAGAGTATATGGGATTATGCGTAAGTATGGAAAGTGCAATAGAGACGGGCGAGTGGTCGCCAGGAATGTACAAACTGTACTATGAAAGCGAAGGAAAGTACTGGGAAGCGAAAAGCAATGAGAAGGAGAGTAAAACCGATGAATAACTATATAACATTGTACGGAGAACCGTTAGAGTATCCGCACCAGGTAAGCGTAGATAAGCGCGGAGTAGCTTACTACGGGTTCAACATGGCAACAGAAAGGGTAAGCGGCATTAAGGATATTACCCAGGTAATCGTAGAAGAAGGTACGCCAGCTTTTGAGAGCTTAACAGCAATCGACCAGGTAAAAGACCTGTTAGACTGTAAGCTGCTGGTTACTGGAAGAATCCGTACAAGAAATATCAAACGGAAGGACACCGACGGCAGCAGAACCAAAGAGAAAGAACACGACAAGAAGAACCAGGCAGCAGAGAAAGAACATAGCAAGTTATATATTTCAGTGCGCGCCCAGGAGATTACAGACCAGGAATACGAAGGAGATACGAACGGGGTAGTTTTAACCGGGTTCGTATGTAAAAAGGGCGATATGCGGACTACGCCGCGCGGTATCCGTATTACGGATATGATTTTAGCGTGCTGGCGCGAAGACGACGAAAGCAACGTAAGCGATTATATCC